GTCCCAATAACCAAATTGTTTTAATTGTTCATAGTAACTTAAATCATAAAATTTCTTCATTCTATTTTTAGAGTAAATACTTAGGTCTTCTTTGTTCATAAGTATATGATTATAATGAATACCTACACATCGTGCTTCAAAATAATGTACCCATTTTTTATAGGATGACTCACAATGATTAAGTGTTGATTTCCAAAATTCATAAGGATAATGTGCTTTAACATAAGCCAGTTGCCAAACAAGTTGAGCATATGAATATGCGTGTGATTTACAGAAACTATATTTTCGTAAGTTTTTTAATTTATTAAGTACATCTTCTTTTAATTTATTGTTCACCATTAATAAATCAATAGATACTTCATCAATTATTTCTTGGTCACCTTTTGCGAAACCTCTTCTGTATTTATCTGCTAAATCCTCACTAATATCAAGAGATTTGCTTAATATATCAATAGCGTCATCATCAAATACAAATTTATCTTTTAAGTCCTCAACATTTTCAAAATCCCGTGCATCTTTTGCTGCGGGACGTATAATAGATAAACAAATAGCAATTTCATCGACTGTTTTAGGTTTTATTTTCATAAATGATTTACGAATCAAAGGGGACTCTGCAAAAGTTAAACCTATGTTATTACCTTCCATCAATAGTTCTTTTGTTTTTGTATCTTCATAATGTTTTTCAAAATCAATAGTACAATAATTAAGTGTTTGATATAGTTGTGCTAAAGCCCGACTTGATAATATGTCAATTTTAAATTGATTATTTGCTGATACATCATGTTTATTTAAAATAATTTGACTTAAACCATTATTAAAACAATGTTCATTTTTATTTTTAAGTTTTAGCTCATCAGGAACTCCTTGTGGATAATAGACAATACCTCCACAATGAAGCATATATCCACGAAAACTACCATCTAATTCTTTTATTTTTTTATCTAATTCTTTTTTTTTAAATTTACTTAGACCATTAATTACACGATTAACTTCATATTTTGATATAAATCCTTTTACACCAATTTGACGGAGACCTTCTCGAGTTGCGGATTTTTCATGAAAATAGACATGATTGCTAATACGAGCAATTTTACCAGGCCATTTCATTTGTAATTTTAGAAATACTTCATCGCGCATATTATAAGGGAAGTCAAAATCAATATCAGGTAAATTATTTCGATATATATTTAAAAATCGTGAAAACTTAATATTATATTTAATAGGATCTACATGACTAATACCCACTAAATAACATACCAACGAAGATCCACATGAACCACGTGTTACATGTGGAATATGTTTCGTCATATCTAATATTTCAAGAGCTCTCATAATATACCCGATTAACTTCTTAGATGAAATCATATTAAGTTCATGATTTAAGCGTTTTTCATATTGTATACCTTCTGGCAATGTTCGAATAAATCTATTTTTAAGATGTTCAAGTGTATAATCTTCTTCTTTAATAGTAGAAGCAATACATTTTCTTTTTAAGTTATCGTTTTTTAATAATTTTAATGTATTGACTAATATTTTTTTATTTTTAGTATATGTATAATTATAATCCCATGGAAATGTACCAGTTGGTATTTCTAAGTATTCACTCAGTTTATCAATAATTTTTGTTGAACTTTTAGCTTTAATTTCAATAATTAAACCACTTTTTTTAAGTCCATTTTTATCTTTACGTAATACACGTCCAATGCATTGTACAAATGTTTTTGAATAACGATTTTGCACAAAATCGAAGAAAACACAACCATCTAAATTTTTAATATCGCTACCTTCTCTATGTTTTCCAGCGCAAAATAACAAGGCTTTTTCATCTTTTTCATAAAAATCATCAAATGAATTATATTCATCTATACAACCATCTCTCATACTATTATCAATACAAACCAAATAATCATGAAAAACAGTATTCCATAATTTTGCTTGGTCCATTGAATATTGTATCATACCAGTCCAAATAATTATTTTTTTATAATGAAGTTTTTGTACTAATTGATATATTGTTTTTATCATTTCAATAGCAGACAATGAATCATTTGATTTAAACCATTTAATAATTGGTTGAACAATGACATTATCTTTATAAGCTTGATAAATAGAATAGCTACTTAAAATTTTTTGAAAGGGGTAATATTCTAAATTAGGTGTAGCAGAAAATCCCAATGCTTTTAATGTTAAATATTTTTTAAACATATATTGATAAAAAAGTTGTGTACTTTTATTTACAATAGTATGACATTCATCATGAATAATAAGATGAATGGGTATTTTAATATTCTTATATTTATCTTGAGATGTTAAAAAAGAACGATTTATAATAATAAGAGTTGATTTACCCCAAAATGTACTACTATTAACACTATTTGTCCAATCTTGTTGTTTAACATCACTATAATTGAGTATATGAAATTCTTTAAAGATAGAATCATAACCATTTTCTTTTAATTTTTTACTTGAGAATTGTTCAATTAAGATAGATTTTCTTTCACAAATCCATAATATATTTGTTTTTTTATATTTTTGATTAAATGCTAAAATAAGTTCAAGTGCTATCCATGATTTACCAGTACCAGTAGCATGAAAATGAACTCCAGATTCAAAATCATTATTAAGTGACACTTGAACAGCATCATATTGATTTTTATGTAAAGACATATTTATTTATAAATACTTAGTGTATCATATATTATTAATAAAATGATTTTATATTTCATTTTTTTTAAAATGTAAAAAAATGAAAAGGTATTATTAAACAAATATATAACGTGTACAATGTTTAGTGTCAATTAAATGTTTATTTAATAAATAAATATCCAATGAATTAACATGTATTTCTTTCCATACATTACCAGATACATATTTAATACAAGTAAGTGACTCTGTAAAAGAAATATCTTTTTTGATAGTTGTATCAAAATACCAATTGTGTTCTAATATATTTTCATTATTTTTAAGAGTTAATGGTTTTCCCACTAAATAAAATAGTAAATCAAATAAATTTATTTTTATATTTGTAAGTAAAGCATTTTTCATATTTAATTTGAATAATGTATATGCTTCAATTTGAATAGAGACCCAATTATCATTTACTAATTTTTTCAATGAAATAGTGTGTCCATCAGAAATAGGTTTATTATTTTCTAAATCATAAATAAACCACGAAGGATTTTCTTTTGTTTTTGATATTAGCAAAGGTTTATTATATAAATAAAAAAAAACATTTGATAAATCTCGAAGCATATTATTTTATATTTCTTATAATAATAAATAAAAATCAATTTTTATTCATATTTCTTTAATTGGTATTTGTTTTTGTGTATACATCTCATGATTTCTATAATTTATTGATTTAAAATAACATATTTTGCTTATACATAAATGAATAGATTCATATTGTTTAATATTTTGTTTTATTCCACAAATACAACATTTTTCAATATTATGTTTAACTTTAGATAATTGTACATAACCCTTCGGTATTTTTGAAACATTCCATGGGTCAATATAACCATAATGATAAAGAAAATCTTGAACTGAAATAAATTCATATTTATGAATTTTATATAAATCAATGCCACAATGTTGAATTGGTTGTATAAATCCAATAAGTATTTTTTCACAATCATTTTTAAAACATAGGATAGCTTCATTATTTGAATTAGGTATCATAATACATTTTTCTTTTTGAAAATTAAATACATAACTTAATTCATCAAAATTATTTTTAATATATGATTTATATAATTCACAATTATTTGTAATATTTGTAATATCAATACATGAACTACATAATCCAGCTAAATGTATATTTATTGGACGATTCGTTAATTTATATTTAGTATTTGCATAAGAAATTAAACATTTAGATTTATATAAAGATTCTTTACAAAATGAACATAATGTATCTTTTTTATTTAGATCATTTGGTGCATAAAAGTGTTTAAATACCATTTTTGATAATAATAAAAGTAAAAGAAAAAAATCAATTTTTATAAATCATAGGTTTCGGTTATATTGTAATAAGAGTCTTCATGTTATTTTTTTTTTGTATAACCAATATGTACCACCTTTATGCTTAATAATTTCTACTTCATGATCATATAAGAACCAATTATTATCATTATTAATATTTTCACATATTATCAATAGTTTTCCAATTAAATGTATACTTTTATAGAATACATCATTTTGTAGTTGTTTAAAAGTAAAGATGTCCATTATTATAATTAATCAATGTAAAAATCAATGTTTGTTTAATTTTAGGTTAATAGTACCTGTTTGACATTCTTTATTATCATATTCAATTGTACAATATATATTTGGATAATCATCATAATGAATTTCTTTTAGAGTACAATCATGTATATCTTTATAAATAAGTTTCATATTTTTATTTATTTTTTTATAATTAATATAGTAAATTGGATGTTGTCCATCAAATAGTTCATTACTCATTGTTAATTCTTGTTTTAAAAAATAATTTGGTAATGGGCACATAAATGTATCACAATGTATATTTTTAGAAATAAGAGTAATATAAAAAGAATCAATTAAATGTTGTTCTAAAAATGATTTATAAATCTGAGACCCGCCAATAACCCATAAATTGTCATAACAATTTTTAGAAAATGCAAGTAATTCAGAAATGGAATGGAATGTTTTAACTAAATAAAAATTTTTAACATAAGAGAAATTTTGTGTAGTTGTTAAAATAAAATTATGTCTTCTTGGTAAAACACCCACACTATTCCAAGTATTTTTACCCATAATAATTGCGTTATTTCCATTACCAATTGTTAAATGTTTAAAGCGTGTTATATCATCTTTACATTTCCAAGGAAGTTTATTATCTAAACCAATACCTTTATTTGCACTCATTGCAACAATCGCATTAATATTCATATGTATGTATAATATTTATGAATATAAAAATAAAAAAAAATCGATACATTTATAATGGAATTTATACAGCCTCAACAATCTGTCATCGCCAATCAACGAATATGTTATCTATGATACAGGTCTTTTCAAGATTCCTCGATTTTTGGAAAAAATATTCATTCAATATACAAATATTTATTTGTTTTATATTAATGTTGTTAGTTGAATTGAAATGTTTAACTAAACTACATATATTTTATTTTACACTTTTTCCTGTAGCAATAATTATAGGAGATTTCATTGAATGGTTCATTAGAATTAAATATTTTTAGAATAAAGACATTTATAAAATTCAATATTTTTATAAAAAAAATATAAAATTATCATATGACATTCAAATCGTCATCAAACGATTCATAGAAATAGTATGTATATCAGCAACAAAATATGCTTATTATGAGCAAACATTTTCAGATTTTGAAGGATGGGAACTTTTAGTAAAAGAACATATAAACGAGTGTCCTTGTAAACATTTATATAAATAAGAAAAAGCAAACAATTTCTTATTCATCGTCAAAAAAAGTTATAATATCAATTGTAAAGAACCAATTTTATTAAATAAATCAACAAAAAAAGAAGCAATAGAATGTCATCTAAATGATTGTCTTAAAAACCAGATATATGGTAATCAATACAGAATTCAAAATAAGAATTTAAAAAGTCATTCATCATATTAAAATTTTCAATAATAATCTTAATCATATATATTATAATAAGAATTTTTTTAAGTTCATTATTCTTTTTTCAGCATCTTTGTGTAATATTTCTGCTTGAGATTTTGAATATTCGTGCACAAATAAATCCATATTAATATATTGAAACATTCTACTCTCAAATAATTTTTGTGCTTCTTGAAAACATTCATCATATTCTAAATCACGTTTATATATTCCATAAATCATACATCTTTCAAAATCATAAGATGCTAATAAATCCCCTTCTCTTACAATATGATAAATAAATAAATCATTTGGGTTTGTAAAAACATCTGGATAACCATTTTTTTTTACTTTAGAATAAGACATAGTCATAATAATTTTTTTTGAGATATCTATATCATGTGTGTCCATTTGTGGTTTTAAAAATTCATAAATAAAATTCCAACCTACTTCTTCATTTATATATTTATTATCACACATATCATGTAAAATAGAACAAGTATTCATAATATTTTTACAACGAATAAGTTCATTATCATTAAAAGTATATTTATTCTGTTCATTTTCAAATATGGAATGTGAATTATAAAATACATCCATACTGTGTTTAAGTGCGTGTGATTCGTCAATATTTAATTTAGTACATGTTTTTATAACAAAACTAACTAAATTAGATACAGAAATAAGTTTCATAATTCTAAATATATTTAATAAAATAACTTTAAATGTGTTGCTATTAAAAATAGTATAATTAGATGAAAAAAAATAAAATAATAATAAAATTAATATATGATTTGATCTAATTTTTTTTGAAATCTTAATAAAGAATCACTACTACTTTTCACTAATTTTTTAATATTATGAATATTGTTATATTTTTGATTTTTTATTTCTTTAAATAATTCATTATCATCTATATAATTCAGACCTATATTTTGTATATATAAAGAATATTCAAGTAATAATTGTTGATAATTAATACCTAATTCTTTTTTTTTATTAACTAAACAAGAAGCATATTTCATACTATCAAGTTGATGATAAAATGGATGTACTCCATTAACATTACATATAAAAAATACTTTACATACTGAATAAAACATTTTTTTAAGTGCCATTGTAAGTAAACTATTACGAAAAGGTATATAATCTTTTTTTTGATAATAACAACTAATACATTGTTTTAGAGCTAATAAATTTAAGTTAATCGTTTTAGCTTCTTGGTGCACACCAAAGTTATTTTTTAAATTTCCGACTTCTTGACCTGGCATATCAACGATTGTTGTATTTCCTTTTAAACTTTTAATTTGTAAAATCATACATGAACGTGATGAAGTATCATTATTAAATGTTTTATTAATTTTTCTATTTTGTTGAATAGTATTGAAAATATATTCAAAAGAATTATTATTTATTTTTTTCATTCCTCTAACAACCAAATCATTATTTTTAAAAAAGTGCAATTTTTCATTTTTATTGAAAATATCATAAATATTATTATTATATATTTGAATACAAGTAACACTATATGTGTTATTTTGATTATTTAAATCATTAATAATATCTTTTAAAATATGACTAATAGTATATGTTTTACCAGAACCACTATAACCAAATACAATAATATGTTTATCTCTATAAGATTGACTTGATTCTTGAATAAAATCATATATTTCATTATTTTTTGTATTTTCATCCCATACTTTATCAAATGGGTATTCATAAGTCTTTTTATTATAATTTCCTTTCATATGTAATCTATTATGTATATATTTTTTTGACAAGTCTTTATTGTTAAATAATTTACAAATTACGTCAATATCCATGCCTTATTGTAGAAATAAAAAATAAATATCTAAAAAATAAAATTGTATTATTAGTATATAAAAAAATATTAATAATATATATAATGTCACAATTAATAAAAAGTATTCAAATTCATATGATAAAAAATATAAAAAAAAAAATAAAATATTTTGACGTAAGTTTAAGAGATGGTTTGCAATCGCAAAATAGAATATATACATTAAATGAGAAGAAAGATTTACTACATAAAATAATTGATATATATAAACCACAATCTATTGAAATTGGTTCTTTAGTATCATCTAAAGTATTACCTCAAATGGATAAATCTATTGAATTATATAAATATGCGGAAAGTTTAAATAAAAATATTGATTTTTATTTACTAATACCAAATGAAAAGAAATTACAAGATTCTATTAAAGATAATGTAAAGAATATATCATTAATAAGTTCTTTTTCAAATAGTTTTCAATTAAAAAACATTAAAAGATCATTATATGATACAAAAAAAGATTTATTAAAGATAAATAATATTATATTACAACAAAATCATATTAAAAATGTTAAATTATATTTAAGTTGTTTTAATGATTGTCCTCTTGAAAAAAAAATAGAAAATAGTATAATTTATGATGAGATTAAATTTTATCATCAATATACAAATTTTAACGAATTATGTTTAAGTGACACAACAGGTAATCTTGATATAAATAATTTTGAAATTTTAATAGATGATATATTAACAATAATTCCAAAAGAAAAAATATCATTACATCTTCATGTGAATGAAGAGAACAAAGAGAATACAAAAAAAATATTAAATTATGCTTTCTTACAAGGAATATATAAATTAGATATTTCATGTTTAGAAGATGGTGGTTGTTCAATGACATTGGACAGCTCTAAATTAAAAGGAAATCTTCATTATGATTTAGTAAAAGATATTTAAGCGTTTAGCCAATTAAATGCTTCTAATAAAGTTTTATAAGGATATTTGGGAATAGCACCTTGAGCACCGTAAAGTTGTGCTTTATAAATAAACAAATTTTTTTTAGGGTATTGGGTATATAAATTCTTAAGAACAGGGATTACAATCATTTTATAATATAAAGATATAAATAAAAGAATAAATCGTAAAATTTAAACAACATATTTAACAAACTCATCATAAAGTTCATGAATATTAATATCCTGATGAATACATTTTTTTACATTTAAATAAATTTTTTTCATAGATATTTGATGATTCCAATAATGATGAAATCGTTTGTCGTTAAGTATACGGAAAATATATTTCATAAGTTTAATTTTATAAACATCATCTTCCATTTTATTTTTATAAAAAACTAATTTATTTTTTATTTTATTATTTAGAGTTTCACCTATATTATCGTTATTATCCTGAAGTATTTTTAAAATATTTTTATAAAAAAAGATGATTATAAAAACACCAATACTATAAATATCGCTACTTTTACTCATTTCTTTATTAGTACTCATATATAATTTTGTACCTCTTGGTTTTTTATTTTCAAATAAAGTTACTATTTTTTTATCAAAATGAATAAATTCATTAGGTATTTCATTAAATAACGAAACATCAAAATCAATAAGTTTAATATCATGGATATTATTTTCACTATATTTCAAAATAATATTTTCGAGTTTTACATCACCATAAATAATATTTATATTATGAAGTTGATAAATTGCTTGAATTAAAAATTGTATAATTTTAATTATTGTAATATCTTCTAAAGGTTTTGTTTTTTTCTTTATATAATGAAATAAATCAGAATTATATTTTTGCATAACATAAAAATAAGAATTGTTTTTATTTATAAAAATATAATCAGGATAAAGTATAAATTGTTTTAGATGATTATATTTAGATAGGTATTTATTCATAATAATCTCACTAAATGATTTATTAGGTTGATATTTAATGATAAATGATTGATTATTTTTTTTCATTTCAAATATAAATCCACGTTTTAATTGTTTTATTTTATTACTTTTAAAGTCAAAGTGAAATTTTTTTAAAAACTGCATAATATTATTTTGATTATCAAATATTTCTAAATGTTCTAAAAAAATAGTTTTAGGTAGTTCATAGCTTGATGTTTTATTATTGCATGCATAAATTAATTTTTCAAGATTATTTTTTTTATTTTTTTTAAAATTAATTAAACTATAAAAATCTAAATGATCAAAATGATCAACATTTGATATAATATTTTCTATTTTATAATTTAGTTTATCATATTCAATATTTAAAAATAATTTATATTCTTTCATAATATTATTAAGTACTTCTAATTGATGATGATTAAGTAAATGAATATTTAAATTAATATTTTTTTCTAATTTTTGTTTTATTTTTAGTAAATTTTTAGATTTATTTATTTTAATCATTAAAGATTTAGATTTATTAACTAATTCTTTACATTGGCTAATTTCATTTAAATCATTTTTAAGTTCAATTAAGATTTGTTCTTCATTTTTACTTTTATTATTATAGATAATTTCTTCTAAATTATCATATTTATCAAAATATTTTTTAACATCATTCATCTAAATAATTACAAAATAAAAAACTTGCTTAATTTACGAAAAAAATATATAAGTATAATATAGATTAATGAAAAATGAATTCATTAAAAAAATATATACTGATTTATTATCAAATTATAAGGGTGATATTATAATATTTTTTTTATCAATGATAGTACTTGAAATATTAACTATTGTGACATTCTCGCATATTGTTTCATATTTTATCAAAGATTTTAATAAAAATAATAATTATAATAAAATCATATGGTTATTTTTTGGTAGTTTAATATTAATATATATAATAAAAAGTTTTTATAATCATATACAGTTCAAGATAATTGTAAGATTAAGGGAAGACATTAAGATATATTTATCAAATGTATTATTAAAATCATTAAATAAAAAGTATATCAATGATAATTATTTAGAGTATTACTCCCCAATGATAAAGTTAGCTTATAAATTATATGTAATTATACATCATTTATGTACTTATTATATACCATATTTTGTTTTATTAGTATTATTTTTAATTTATTTATGCTATTATTCACCGATGTGTGCGTTAATTATTGGAATAAGTTCATTATATATATTTTTAAGTGTTAAGATTAAAATACCAGAGATAATTGAAAAAAGTATAAATTATGAGAGGGATTCGTGTGATTTAGATTATGAATTATTAGAGAGTTATGGTAATATCGACAAGATAATTAATCGAAATACAGAATATATACATCAAAAGAATTTTGATTTAGTAGAAAATAAAATAATTAAGTCAGGGGGGATATATTATAGTAGTGCTTACTTTTTTACAAATAATATGTTATTGGTATTAAATATTAGTATATTTTTAGTAATTATTTATTTATTTAAAAAAAAAGAGCATCAATTATTATTATTATTAGTACCAATATTATTACTATACAAAGGTAAAGCGGAAGGATCAATTGATCGTTTTATGGACACAGTAGAAGTATATGGAAAGTTATTATTTTTAGGAAGCAAATGGAATAAACATTTAATCAATATAAAAAACATTGAAAATGGAATGAAAAGTATAAAAAATATAGAATTCAACAAATTAAAATTTAAAGATATATATTTTTCGTATGATAATAAGCAAATATTCAATAAATTTAATTTAGAATTAGATTTATTATCAAATAAAATAATAGGATTAGTTGGAAAGTCAGGAACAGGTAAATCTACATTAATGAAATTATTAATAAAAAATTATTCATGTACAAGTGGAAATATCTACATTGATAATATGGATATTAAAGAAGTAAAAAATAATGAACTACGAAAAAATATAATTTATATTAATCAAAATTTAAAATTATTTGATAAAGATTTAAAATATAATTTATTATATGGTTGTAATCATAATGAATGTGATTTATATTATAATGATTTAAAGAATGATAGTATTATTCAAAAATTATTTCATAATGAAGATTTTAAGAAAATAAGAGCGGGTTCATTAGGTGAAAATCTATCTGGTGGTCAAAATCAAATAATAAATATATTAAATGGTTTAATTAATAAATCAAAAATATTAATATTAGATGAACCTACAAGGAATCTTGATTATAAATTAAAAAAACATTTAAAAAAATTAATATTAAAATATAAAGATAATCATAAAAACATAATCATTATAACACATGATAAAGATTATCATGATTTATTAGATAAAACGATTTATATATAATTTATTATAATTACCTTCTTATAAAAAAATATTTTACATTTAAGAATAAATAGAATAAATAAAATAATTTAATTTTCTTGTTTAACTTTAGTACTTTCATTTTCAATTTTACTTTCATTTTCAATTTTACTTTCATTTTCAATTTTACTTTCATTTTCAATTTTACTTTCATTTTCAATTTCATCTAATTGAAGACTAATAGAATACGAATTTAAATTTTTCAGTTGTTCAAACATTGAAAAACGAACATGTTTAGAATATTTCATAACATAGGAAGAAATATAAATAAATTCTTCAGAAATATGTTTTCTCAAAAAATGTAAATATGATTCAGAAAACATAATATTAAAATCATTTTCATCAAATTTAGAAATAAATTCAGAGTAATTATCATGTAATGATTTTAATTTAATATTATATAATCTAAGATTATTAATCATGTCTTTATCTAAATTTATTTGATAATTATTTAATTGTATATTTTCATAAAAGAATAAATATATTTCATGTATAGAATTATGATATAATGATAATTTTTCATATAAATTATCATCAACATTATATAAACGGAAATAGAAAAAATCCTTAGCAAAGTTATAATTTTTTATAAAATAAAATGCGAGTGAGTACATCATATATACATTTATAAAATAATTTTTTATAATAAAAATTACAAAATATTTAAAAAAAAAATCACCAATTAGTATCTTTTGTTCCACCATCGTACCACTTACCATAACCTTCTTCGACCATAATTTCATTAATTGATTTTTCATCAACATTATTATAAGCTTTAATTAAAATGCGACCATATTTATCAAATTTTAAGCATTCAATTTTTATAAGTTTACTTGGATGTGCTTCAAGTAATTCAATCATTCTATTTTTAGCAATCAAAGCGAGTTCTTTTTCTTTTAAACGGTCTGGTTTTTTTTTAGAGGGGCGCATTTCAGGTGTATCATATCCATAACAACGACATCTATATTTAATTAATTCACCTTTAAAATCAAAAATAACACTAAAAGTATCACCATCATAAACATGACAAGGTTTAGCAATAAAAGTCTTACCATCAAAATTAAAATAATTGACATCTTTGTCTATTTTAATAGGTTCAAGTTTTATATTTAGAGCGTTGCGCTTTTTAAATGCCGGTTTTCTACAAGGTTTCGATTTTAATTAAAATTAGATAACCTATTTAGATACACATATCAATTAAAAAATGCAATGCTTTGTCATTTAAGACACTAAATTCTAAAAGTAGTGAGCTTAACTAAATAACTTAATATTTATTAAATAATGAGTAAAAGTTATTTATCTCACCAGATACTGCTTAATTATTACTCTTAATTAAACAGCAATTTGTTGTTTAGTTTTTTTTAGTTGTTTTTATTATTGTTAATTTTATAGATTTTTTATTTTGAATTTTTTCTTTTTCTCTTTGAAATTCAATAGGTCTTAATTGTTTTTCCAAGTAATATTTTCCTAAATATAATATATTCATACAAGCATTTTTATCTCTATTCACTCTTATGCACTTTTCAGTTTCCTCTTTTAGAGTTAGCACTTGGTGAAGTTTCTTAGAATGCTTACCTTTTCTTACTTTTATATTTATCAATTCTTTTAAACTTTTATTATAAAGTTTGCTTGTTCTAAATTCATCAATATCTAATATTTTAAATCTTGAATTTAACAATCTTTTTATACCTATTCCGGGGGTTGGCATTTTTCCCTTCATTTGTTTAGTCATTGACCAATTACCATACATTAATAATATTTTTTTACCTTTTTCTTTATCTTCTTTTGTTAAATATTTATTTTCAATTTCATTTAATAAGTTATTTTCTGATTGTTTTGTATAAATAAATCTTCTAAAATCTAATTTTCTAAATAAAATATTATTATAAAAATCTTTTACTTCGTTGTTTATTTTTGTCTTTTGAATTATAAATTTTTTATATTCTTCAAAATGTAATGTTCTTGAATTAAATTTAGATAATTCTGTTTCTTTTTCTATAATATTATTTTTTTCTTTTTCATTTTGAATAATTTGTTTAGTTTGCTTTGTATAAGTTTCTACTCTTCTCCTACAATTTGAATATTGAAAAAAATTATTTTGTTCATCTATCAAAGATATAGGTGAATTTTTTCCTGGGTCGATACTTACAAATTTATAATTTCCATTCAAATATTTATCACATTCTTCTTTTGTTAAATCATTCATTTTAATAAATTCATTATCAATATCATTATCTTCTTTATCTTTAGGTATTTTATCTCCAAATTTCTTATCTTTATATTTTTTTAATATAAACAATAAACAACAATTAAATCCATCAGTTATTATTTGATGATAAAATACATATTCTTTATTATTAAAAATACTTCTTTTTTCTAATTTTAATATTTTACTCCAAATATGTGATTGATATTTTTTACAATTTAAAATTAAATTGCTTTTTTTATAATTAAATAATTCTTCATATTTAGAACAAATTAAATCTGTAATTCCACTTGTATTTAAAATTATATTCTTTGATATAATATTATTTCTTTGAGGAATAAAAACATATGGTTTTCCACCTATTTTTTCAACTTCATTATTTATATACATTGAATATTTTATATATTTTGTTGGATTTGCTTTTATATCATAAGGTATAGATTTAGTAAAATTTACTGGTAATAATAAATTAATATTATCTTTAATCCATTGATGATATTCCTCTTTTGAATCTAAAATTTGTCTATCAATAATATCAGATTTTAAGTTTCTGATATCATTATTAAGTTCTTTATATAATTCTTTTCTTTTTTCTTTATCTTTTTCTTTTTTTATTTCTTCACTCTTTGGTTTTTTAAATTTATAATTAATTAATTTATATAAATGTTTAAAAAAATGAGTTGATATATTTGTTTCAATACATCTTAACATCTCATCAGCCATTTTATCTAAAATAAAAGTTTTATTAGAATATGATAATTTTTTATTTACTAATCTATAAAATACATTATCATAAAATAATTTAATATCATCTTTACCTTCTTTATTTTTAATTTTATTTTCAGATTTTTGTTTTCCTTTAGTTGTTTCAGTAGAACTAACAGTTTTCAATACATCTAATATAAACTGTTTATTTATATTTGGTAATTCTTTATTATTTGAAAATTTATCTAATAAATAAAGTCTAATAAATTGATATGCCAAAATAATAATTTCATTTATATCTTTAACACAATTTTCAATAATAGGATGTAATTTATCATAATTTTTTAAGACAGATTTTAGAGGACATTTAATTGTTCTATAAACTTGTTCATTTAATTTATGTTCATCTTTATTATCTTCAATATCTGGAGGTTTTTTAATTTTAACTTTTAATTTCATTATATATATAATATATTATTATTTTTTTAAATAGAATTAAACGAATTAAAATATTTAATATAATAATAAATTAAATATTTTATAATAAAAAATCTTTATATTTATAATTTATAATTAATTTAATTCGTTTAAAATTGTTAAATTATCATTACTAATATCTAAATTATTTTTTTGTTTTCTTTTCTGATATGCTTTTTTATTATATTCTTTTATTTTTTCAGAGTCAGGTTTTTTTAAATTATCTTTATTTTTTTGTATATATTCTTTATTTTTTTTAATTATTTCTTCTTTATGATTTTCATAAAAAGTTTTATTTCTTTTTGGAGCAGTATATTTTTTTAATTTTTCTTTTAATTCATTAATATTTTCTTCATATTCGTTATTTTTTTTAATTGTATCTTCTTTATATATTTTAAAAATATCTTTAAAATCATCATATTCTTTTTGTAAGTTTATTTTTTCAAATATAGATTCTTCATATAATTTTTTATAATTTATTTCCGTCATTATATAAATATAATATTTAATATATCTTTATAATTTTTATAAATATATATCTTTATATATGAATAAACAATTTTCTTCAGATTTAAAATTAAAATCAGTTAAATATTATAAAAAAATAAATAATTATGCATCAGTATGTAGAATATTTGAATGTAGTGAAAGAAGTTTAAAAAGATGGGTTGAAAAATATGATAAAGATAAAAATTTAGATAGAAAACCAAGAGAAAAAGGTTCATATAAAATTAGTATGAATCATATTAAATTTATAAAAGATGCTCTTAAAAATGATAATACTATAACAATTAAACAATTACATACATTAATTATAAATAAATTTAAAGATTTTGAAATATCACGACAATATTTACATAATGTTATAAGAGATAATAACATAACATACAAAAGAGCCACATTCGAACATTTTCCTAAAACTTATAGAGGTGAAGAAAGAGATGAAAAAGCAGAATTAAAAAAATTTTATAAAGAAATAGAAAAATATAAATTAGATGATATTATATCAATTGATGAAACATCAATAAGTACATCTTTAAGTGTTAATTATTGTAGAGGATATATAGGAAAAAGATGTATAATTAAAACTGATGATAATGCAGTATTTAAAAAATATTCGTTGGTTGTAGCAATATGTAATAAAAAATGTTTAGGTTATAAATTATATGAAAATGGTGCCGTTAATGCAGAAAGATTTAATGATTTTTTAATAGATATATTAAAAAATACAAAAAATAAATTAGTAATATTAGATAATGGTCAAATACATAAAAAAGAAGAAACAAAAAATATAATAAAAAATTTAGGTAATAATTTATTATATACAATTCCATATCATCCAAGATTAAACTGTATAGAACAAGACAAACCTAAAAATTTTAATGAATTAAAAGAAAGTTTAAAAAATTCAATTGATAAAATTAATAAAGAAAATTATAAAAATTATTTTATTTATGCATATAATAAAAAAAGTTATAAAAATGATAAAAAAGAAAGTAAAACATCATCAAAACGCAGAAAACAAAAAATTTATAAAACCGGCATTTAAAATGCGCAGCGCTCTAAATTATTAATTTCTTCTTCAAAATTCATAGTAGTATATTATATATTATTATTTTAAGTGGGATTATTTTTATTATTTTTAACAATATTACTTATTATTGCAGGATTAAATTTTTTATTAAGACTGCAAAATGTAATTTTCTTATTATTATATGTGATAGAAGTACCATTACCATTATTTGTATCTACAGGTGGAACATTATTATAATTAAATCTACAAAAAATCTACTAAAATAAAAAAACTTATAAATATATTTAAAAAACAGAGTTTAAATTTCGAAATGAAGTAAAATATATAATTTATATTTATAATATATAGAAATATATTTTATATATTATAAAAAAAATATATTTCTATATATTATAAATATGAGTAATAAGAGTTCGTCTATTCCTAATAACCATTTTACTATTAAAAAAAGAAAAAAATTAAATAGTGGTTTTACTGGAAGAGAAGGTCAAAATTTAGTAGATTATAAATATCATATATCTGGAATGGGAACTATTATATGTGGTAATTATAATTATAAATCTGTTATGAAATCTGTTATGATATTGGCAAGAGAAAATGACAAATCAACACCTATTCAAAATAAAAAATATAACGGTTCTAATATTGAAGGAGTATATGAAGATTTTGGAGGTGCAACTAAAAAAAGAGAAGTATCTGATTCAAATTCAATACCAGAACCAGATGCAGAAGAAACAGCAATTGATGAATTATTTGAAGAAACAGCAGGTTTAATAAAATTAAAAAAAGGTGAGTTAGAAAAAAATTTAAATATTGATAGTGAAGAAATTCCAAATTATATAGATTTTTTTCCAGATAGTAATGATCCATTTGGAATATATAGAATGTATTTTATTCGTCTGTCAGATGATATTATAAGGAAAATTATAGATGAAAAGAAAATTGCTAATAATTATGAATTTATTATAAAAAATATAAATAGTATATCATCTACTAAGTTAGGTTATAATGATGATTCTTTAATGAAAAGTATAGGAGCATTTAATCCAAACCCTACATCTGATATGGAAAAAGATTATTCTAAAATCAAATCTTTTTTAGAAATAAATGATATTGGTATTTTTGAATTAAACCCATCTTTTTTTGATAGTGTACAAAAAAGTTTACCACATCCATTTATGAAAGGTGAAACTATGAAAGCATATACTATACAAGATATATATAGCAACCCAAAATATATTATAGATAGACCTGCTAAAGTATTATTTCATGGATTAACTGCACCCAATAACATATTTGACCCTGATAATAATATAGGATTAATTACGATGGAAAAAGGCAATAAAGATTCTAAAAATGCTAAATATAATGGTATAGAATTAATGAAAAAAATGTGTACTGAAAAAACAACAATCACACCTTTGAAAGAATCAAAAAATACAATTGAAGGATTAAAAGGAAAAATTTATGAAAAAGAATTTACGTTAGACGGATATTCATATTCATATCCTAATAATATATTTGGTGGTTCAAAAACAAAAAAAAAAACAAAGACACCAAAATCAAAAATGTCAAAAAAAATAACTGATTATTCTAAAGAAGAATTAGTTAAAATAGCTAAAAAACATGAAATTAATTTAAAAACAAAAGAAAAAAAATTGAAAACAAAAGAACAATTATATGCTTCTTTAAAACGAAAAAAATTAGTTTAATAATATTATTTTCATTACCTAAATTATATTTATTTGGGTCATTTTTTATATAAGTATGTTACACATGAACACATTTACAATGAATACTTTAATTAACATTACAAAGTTAAATGTATATATACCATATTTGTTAGATGATCATATAATGCACTGAAAAAAATGTCAGAACATTGTAAAGTTGATTGTTTTTTATCCCTTATCTTTGCGTAACACCCTTCTAAATCAGAAACAAAAAAAATTTCACCATTTTTTTTATTTGACATTTATAATATATAATTATATATTTTTTTTATTTAATAAATATGTATTTATTTTTTATTATTTTATGCTTCAATAATCTTTTTTTAACATTTTTTCGATGTTTACCAGTTAATCCTTCAAGCTTATCGTTTTCAATAAGAGACATTTCTGTATCATTATCTGAATCACTTATTATTTCACCATCATGATTATTTTTATTTTCAATATTAATATTATTTTCTTGATTATTATCAATAATATTTTAAGGAAATACATTTTATTGGTAATTAGGTCAAGTAATTGGTTATAGTTTTAAATTCATAATCAATAAGTTTATTTTGAAAGAACATAATCGTGATCCATTATATAATGAAGTTATTGATAATTTAGGGGATAAAATATCGATTGAAATATTAACAAAAATATTAAATCGAATGACAACTTTAAATGTTATAAATTAAAATTAAAATTTTATTCTTTGTAAAAGAAATGTGTAACTTGCTTACCTTTTTTATTATTAAAGATTTTATATTCAACTTTAATTTTACGAAAGTAATTACCTAAATTTTTTGTATTTTCACGTAAATATAAAAATGTAGTATTTAATTTTGAATTATGAATAATATCAATAAAAAATGTACCATAACAATGGCTAACAATTTCTTTTGAAAAATAATCATCATATTTTGCATGTTTGTAATATTCAGAATAAAATACATGCATAACTGCTGTTAATATTTTATGAATAGATTCCAAAGATTCATTAAATAAATTGCATCTTTCCCATTTTTTATCGATATCTTCAATATTTTTTGATGTTTTCATTTTATTTTTATTTTTATTTTCTTTTTTAATAATAAAATCTTTTTTTTTAATTATATTTTTATTAGTTTCAATTTGGTCTAATTCTGGTTCAATCTCTTTATCATATTTATCTAATATAGATTCTTTTTTAACATCATTTAATTGAACTGGATTATTAAGTTCAAATAAAAACATCTTAGAAGTATTTGGAAATAATTGATATGTTTCGTTTTGTTTCACACTAATGTTATCTATTTGATTATCTAAAGTTGGATAGAAACCAGGAGGAGACAAAGGTCGTAATTCATCACATTTTGTTTTTTCCATCACAGATTTAGTTAAACTTTTATTTTCAATAGAAATACAATTCATATCGTATTCTAATTTATGAATATAATGTTTCATTTTATTAAGTTCACAAACAAATAACTGGTTTTTATTCAACATATCAGTATACATTCTATCTAAATCTAATAACATTTTGTTCACATTATCTTTTTGTTCCAATGGAACATGAATAAGTGATTGAACACATCTTAACCTGTAATAAAATTGATAATTTTTGTCGCTTGAATCCATTATATATATGTTTAATTGTACTTTTAAAAAAAAAAAATCAATTTTTATTCTAAGTCAATTAAGCTATTTGATGATAATTTTTTCTCATTGATATATTTTTCATGAGTTATTTTAATTAGATGATGTGCTTCAACCGTATTTTTCCACCCACCTATTTTTACCCATTTTTCTTTTTCTAATGTTTTATATGTTTCGAAGAATTGACTTATTTCATCTAACTTATGTTTAGGAATATCTTCCATTTTATGTATATGATTATAATGAGGATCTTTTTCAACAACAGCAAGAAGTTTTTCATCTAACCCTTTTTCGTCTTCCATAATCATATAACAGATAGGTCTTACATTAACAAAACAACCTGGTTGTAATGGTCCATCACACATAACGAGTACATCTAATGGGTCTCCGTCTTCACATAATGTTTGAGGAATAAACCCATAATTATGAGGATAAAAAACAGCACTATGTAATACACGGTCGAGTTCTAAAGCTTTTTTTAAATGAGACCATTCATATTTCATACGACTATATTGGCTTACTTCTATAAAGGCAGGTAAAGATTCTGGGAAAGAATCACTTAATATTTTTGTATTATAAGGAAATTTTTCTAAAAACATAATAATAATAATTATTTTTAAAAATTTTAAAAATAAACGAATAAAAAAAATGGTATTGTGTATTATAAATTGTTAAATATTTTAATTAAAATTTAAATTAATAAATTATAGAGATGCTTCAGAAGAAGTATTCTTCTTCTTTGATGACTTCTTGGGTGTATTCTTTGGATCTTCGATCTCAGAGATAGCAACTTCAATTTTAACATCAGAAGATTCTTCATCAGGCTCATTATCAGAAGATTCTTGATCTCCATTATCAGAGGATGAATCAGCAGATTTGTGCTTAATAATGAAAATACCAAGTGCTTCAATTGCAGCATTCTTTTTATCTTTCAACCTTTCAGACTTTTCCTTAGCTGTTTCAGCCTTAGAAATAGCAGTTTTAGCAGCGGTTCTGGCACGTTTAGCCACAGAATTAGCGGGCTTCTTCTTGTCTTCATCAGCAGTTTCAGCTTCCTTCTCTTTCTCAATTGCCTTCTCAGAAGCACTTGCAGAAAGGTTTTCAGCCTTTACAAGATCTTTGTCAGCGTCAATAGATACCTTATTAACAGATTTAATAAAATCCTTAAATGTTTTGTTTGTAGCCTTAAAATCGAAATCCTCAAAGAATTGATTCTGAGAATCAGGTTCATCAAATGTCTTATTATTATTAAGATAAGAATAAGCTTGCTCTGGAGTAATAACACCATCAGAAACTTGTTTCATTAATAGGTCAAGAGTAAATGATAAATATCTTAGGTTAGGTGCCGAAAGAATAGGTTTCTTTTCCTTCTTCTCAGCTTCATTAATATTAATAGGGGTCTTCTTAGACTCATTGGTCTTCTTAACGGTAGCAGTAGCTTTTGACATTGTTTTCTTAAAGTTTGTTTAATTATATATTATTTTACAAAAAAAAAATTCAATTTTTTTTTTTAGTTAAAATCTATGCAAATAGTATGAGTAATCAAACTAAATATGAGTCATGTAAGCTAAAAAAGATATCTAAAACAATGAAGGAGTTTGAAGAAGGAAAATTAAAAACAAGAAGTAATCAAAAAATAAATTCAAAAAAACAAGCAATTGCTATTGGTCTTACAAGTGCTAATTCAAAATGTGAAAAATATTTTTCGAATAAAGATTATGAGTTAATTGAAGAGCGTTTTACTAAAAACATGTACATGAATGGAAAATTAAAAAATAGTAAAATATCTTACACAACAATTAAATCAGGTATAAAGTTAATTGATTATTATAAAAAAAATAAGAATGTAAAAAAAGCAAATCAATTAAAAAATGATATGGTATTAAGTGTATTAAAAAATATTGAATCTGGTAACAATAATAAATATATATTAAGGGATATGATTCATTTCTTAGAAAAAGATACACAATGAAGTTTTAGAAAACGATAATATATATAACATTCATTTTTATCAAATAAATTGATACACTCATTATATAAATTATTATAAACTTTACATGATTTGGTATAATCTTTAGACATATTATAAGTTAATATTATAAATTAAAATTCTATAGAAATAAATAGTTACCAGCCAATATTACAAATTTCATCTGGTTTCATATTTTTTTGTATATAAAATAAATTATATTTATTAACTTTTTCTGGAATAGTAAATTGATAAGAGTTAATAATATTTTGTTTCCATACACAATTTACCCCTTTTAACCAATTTTCTACATATTGGTTTTCATAGAAAAAGAAGTAATATAGAGCTAATTCTAAACTATTTAGATTATTGTATCTTTTATTCATTTCTATGCTTAGTTTATTTTTTTTAACTCTTGTATTTAACATAAATCGAATGATAGTATTAGGAGCTTTAAGAATAATTTCATGTTGTAGTAATTGGTCTAAATAGATATCACTTTTTTGTAGTTTTTTAAAATCATGATAGTTTAGAAACTTACTTACATGTAAGATAATTTCATCTGGTAGTATTAATATATTTAGATGATTATGTCTTTTATTTATTTCTATACTTTTTCTATTTTTTTTAAATCTTGTATTTAACATAAATCGAATGATAGTATTAGGAGCTTTAAGAATAATTTCATGTTGTAGTAATTGGTCTAAATATTTATCACTTTTTTGTAGTTTTTTAAAATCATGATAGTTTAGAAACTTAATCACATGTAAGATAATTTCATCTGGTAGTCTTGACATATTTAAAGTATGTTTTATATATTTTAAATAAATTTAAAAAGATTCAATTTTTTATATCTTAAATATATATGTCAGGAAATAATAAAGTTATAAAAATAAAACAAATTAATGAAGAAAAGAGTAATGATTTAAAAGACCAAATAAAAACATTTGTAAAAAAAGGTAGTGAAAATGATGAAATGATTAGTGATGAAGAATTAGAAAAAATAAAAAAAATAGCTAATGAAGGAGGTTTACATGGATTATATGGTTGTACAATATGTTAAATATTATTTTTATATATTTTTAAGGTTATTGCCCTAAAATAATAGTGCGTTTAAATGTCATATTTTTTTTCTAAGTGTATAAGTATAACAGGGTGGCGCAGAAGGAAGCGTGTTGGGCTCATAATCCAAAGGTCGAAGGATCGAAACCTTCCCCTGTTATTATTTTATATAGTTTATTTACCCATATAAAATATTATAAGTATGTTTTTGTACAATTATTATGAATACATTTTGGCATTTTTTTTAAAAAAAAATTTATGTTTATAAAAAATATTTATAAAAATAACTTGACATGACCGGGATTCGAACCCGGGAAACTTACGTACGAGATCTTAAGTCTCGCCCCTTTATACGGGTTGGTCAAAATAACCAAAAGACCGCTCGGGAACCATGCCAAAAAAAAACCACAAAGTAGATTACTCTACCTCATTACTTATATATATGACTATTTCTTTAAGTACATTTATATATAATATATAAAAATTGTTAAAAATGACAAATAAATGTATAGAATAAATGTATAGAATAAAAGTGTAAGATAAACCTTGTTGTAATAATAAACATAAAATAGAATAATTTTTTTCAAATTTATATATAAATATTTTAATTAATCGAAATAAAAAAACAAATCTTTATATATATATATATAATGACCTCAAATAATAAAGCAATAATAAATTATTACAATACAAATAATATTTTAGTAGATACACCAACAGGAAAAGAATATGGGGGTGTATCAGCCTGGCAAGGAATTCGTTCATTAGGTAGTAATGAATACGTATTATGTGGAACAACAAACCCCAACCCAAATACTGGAAATGGACTTATTTATATAGGAAATATTAATTGTATAGATGGTATAACATATTATTTAAATGTTCCAAATTCATTGGGTACATCAGTATATGGACCGGATTACAATAAAGAAACAGGATACTATACATTTGTTGGTTCATATTTAGATTATAATCAAAACATTCAAGGATTTCTTTTTCAAGGAACGTTAGATCAATTAAAAAAATCAAATAATTTTATTTATCCAAGTGTCAATCAATATTATAATACTAATTTTTTACATAGTAATTCAAATGGGTTAATTGTAGGAAATAGTGGAAATACAAATAAAAATAATGAAACAATATCATATATTTATGATATAAACAATTTACATAAAGTCAAAACTCAAATCAAATATCCAAATTCGAAAACAACAACTACATACGGAATCATATATAATGGAAATAATAATTATAGTATTGTTGGTGGGTATTCAACAAAATCAGTAAGTATTGATAAAATATATACTCAAAATGGAATAATACCTATTGGCAATGCTTTTATTGTTACTTATAATTCATCATCAAATACATTTTTGAATTGGACAACCATTGATTTTGGAAATAATTTAGTAAGTCATTTTGAGGGAATATCAAAAAATGAAGATAATACCTATACAATAAATGCAGATGTAGTAGATTTGAAAACATCACCAATACCATCTGGTTATTTCTTAACAATCACAAGAGATACGACAGGTAAATATCTTTATAATCTATCAAACGCACTACAAATATTATATGACACAAATGGTTTTTCAAGTTCAAATTCAGTTGATGATAATAAAGTTGTGGGGTTATATGTTGGTAGTGATGGAACAAAAGTATCTTATCAAGCAGAAATAATCTACTCTAATTTAATATCAAAATCAAACACACAAATGAAAACAGTTAAAAAAGGTGAAATTATAAAATTTGACAATACATTTGTCGAAAATAATTACATAAATTATAAAAATGGAACATTTACATTTATAGAAAAAGGAAATTATTTTAATAGTTTTAACATATACATTGAAAACACGACACTTGCATCGATTAATTTAAGTATTGAATATACTCAAAATGGTAATAAAAAGACATTATTGATAGCACAAAAAGGAATTGATGAAATAGGTACGGGAACAGCTCATAGTTTAGTCATACCATGTTCTTTTATCAATACATTTAATATAAACGACACATTAAGAATAAGAAACACATCAGACGGGTCGATTGATTTCATATCAAACTATGTGAATGGTGCGTCAAATGGTATCATATCTATTTATAAAATAGCATAATTGTATTTACATTAAAAATATATTGTAAATTCATTATTTAATTCTTTTTTTTACTAAATATGTAATTAACAAACACTATACATTATATATTAAATAGTACATTGGTATTTCATTTCTTCTTATTCTTTTCCATAAAAAAAATTGATTTTTTACATAATTCAAATAATATATCGATTTCCAAGACTAAAATTTAATAAAGTAAAATGGATATCGACAGCGTAATCAATTTTTTCATGATGCAACAAGCAACTGAAATATTAAAATACATCTCAATTGAGAATATGACCGAATTTATATTTTATTTACCTTTTATATTTATTATTTACAAAATATATAAAGAAGTGGACAGATACACATTTCTCAGATTATTTTACACAGAAATCATGGTTGAAGGAATTGAAGAAAGAATTACGATTTCAAACAATCAATCTAAGATTAAAGTAGTATATTCAAATGAATATGAAGCAATTCAATATTACATCAATAATAATATAAATACAAAATTAAATAAAATCAATGAAAGAAAACAAATACGTACTCACATGAAGAATAATTATTGGGATGAAGAAACAGATCGTTTTATGTTAATTTCTTTAAATAAATCTATTATTTTAGAACAAACAGATGAATATATTATTTATGGTAAAACATCAAAAACCCAAAATAAATCTGATGAAAATGTAGATATTTATTTAACAACAATTTATATATATGTTATTCCTTTTTATCATTCTTATAGTTTTGATGAAGCTAATAAATTTATTGATAGTTTTATTAAAAAATGTATTGAAGATTATGATAAATATTGTCATCCTGATGAAGATAAGCATAAACTGTTTCAATTTGATTTAAAGAAAATTAGAAAAGATGAAGACGGTGATTTTATTACTGAATTTAAAAAAGAAGAAAATACACGTAAATTTGAATTATCTAATTTTTATATGAAAGATAAGGCTCAATTTTATGATCAACTTCTATTATTTATTAATGGAGATATTTCCCCTGAAATAATTCATTTATTAGGTGGAAAAGAAAAAGTTGAAAATAAAATGAAGACAATGAAAACAATATTATCTAAGTCATGTCGTAGAAATAAGAATGTTTCTATTTTTTCAGGTTCTCCTGGAACAGGAAAAACAACACTTATTGAAATGGTTGCAAGTGTCACAAAAAGACATATTGTCAATATTAATATGAAATTAGTTCAAGATTCAGAGATGTTTAATGCTGTTTTAGATAAAAGAGAGTTCAATGGTAAGAAATATGATAATCATGAACTTTGTTTTGTTTTTGAAGAAATGGACACTAACAGTGAATTATTTGCTCAACGTGAAGAGGAAACAAAAGAAAAATCTATTAAAACTTTGTCCAGTGATCAATCAAATAATATATCATCTACTATTAATATACCGTCTTTCTTAAAGAAAGAAGAAAATGGTGTTGGAAATATACTTTCATCACTTGACGGACTAAAGAAGATTGATGGATTAATGATTTTAATTACAACAAATTATATTGATAAATTAGACAAGGCATTACTAAGACCTGGTCGTATTGACATTAATTGTAAATTATCATATCCGTCAAAAGATATTGTCATTCAAATGATTGAAAATACGTATGAAACTAAAATTATATCAAAGAAACAATTCATAAATACTGAAAAGATAAAAGATTATTGTATATCCCCTGCGATGATTCAAGAAATTTTATTTAAGAATGTATTTGAAGAAAACAGAATTCAAATATCGATTGATGATATTATTCATTTGTGTCAAAATACATATGAATCATGTAAATTAGATAAACTTCTAATTGAAGATATATTGATGAATAAATTTAATTTATCTTTTAGTTCTTTCATTTCAATGAAAAACAATACAATATTCAATGAAATTCAGAACGGTGTTTTAACACGAAAAAATATCGATGAAATATTTAAGAAAAATCAAACAAGAACATTAGAAGATACAATTCAATTATTAGTGACAGAATCATCTAAATAAATAACTTGAAATTTATAAATTATAAAAATAATCTTTAAGTTATGATATTTAACAAATTACTCTTTAACTTAAAGATTAATTTAACTAATTATTCTTTAAGTTATGATATTTAACTAATTATTCTTTAAATCAATATGTTTAAATAATTACTCTAATAATATATAACTTTCTTTTTTCATCTCATTTTCAATCATTTGGTTAATCTTTTTAATACCACCATATTTTTTTATAGTGTATGAAGATATATTAAACTTTTGTATATTTTTCATACTAAGTTTAAAATTTGAATTATCTTTAAGTTCAATCTTAACAAGATTAACAATTTGTTCTAAATTATGATCAGTATATTTATCATTTGTTTTAATTTTATTATTTTTAATAGAATCAATTATTATTTTTAATAATTTATTTAAATCATTTTCTTTATTAACAATATTTTGTTGGAACTTTGTTATTAATTTTTTATCATTTTCTATGTATTCAAACTGTTTATTAATTAAATAGATTGAGTTTTCTAAATCATTAAGTATATTTTGTACAGATATATTATCAGAATAATTCTCTATAAATTTAGACAAATAATTTAACATAATAACAGACATTCTAATTAGCTCAGTATTATTGAATACATCTGATATAAATATTATAGGAATTTTATTTTTTATTTCAAATGAAAAAAATTTAGAATTATTAGGAAGATTACAATTATTTAAAGAAACAAATAAAGCACTATTAATTTCATTGTTTTCAGTTCTAATTTGAATGTCCTTATAAAATTTAGAAACATCGTCTTTTCTAATAGAAGATACATTTTTACTTTCAACTAACAAAGATAAGTTATCAAACTTAAATAGTAAATCACCTGCAGATGTACTTTTATGAGTGTCTTCTATAGAACAATTAGAGAATTTATCAGTTAAATAATCTTCAATAAATTTTTCACCAAAATTACCTTTTTCAACATTACCTTTATCAAATTTATCAAAGAATTTATAAAAGTTTTGATTCATATCATGAATGCGTTTAATTATAGGATCTAAATTTTTAATAAGAGTTCTATCATAATGGTCAGTAGTCACATTAAGTTTTGAATACATATCATTGTATTTTTTATCGATATGATTAATAAGTATCATCTCTTCTTGATTCTCTTTTTTAGAAACAGTCAAACTATTTTCTTCAAAATATTCTACTTTTTTACTTAATTTTATTTTTTCATTTTCTTCTTTTAATTTTTGTATCTTGGTTTCATAATGTTCAATAATAGAAGCAATATCAAAAGTATAATCTTTTAAATTACTATTTTTTTCTTTAAGTTTAAATTTTAAAAAAAAAGTACCTGTATTTAATATATATTCATTTATATCTATGTTATCTAAACTAAGATAATTACTTAATTCTTTATTTTTAAAAGAAGTACTTGTTTTTATAGAAATCATAGTTATAATTAAAGTTATTATTTTAAGTATTTATAGAAATTTTTAATATCTATTTTTAATCAAAAGAATTTACAATTTATATTTCATATTGATGTTTTTTCTTTAAATAGAATAATAAAATATTATTAAATATAATAAAATATTATTAAATATTATTAATTTAAAGTGTTCATCAATAAATTATAAAAAATAGTTTTATATTGATACATTTTTCTTAAAAAAATAATAAAACAATACACATAAATAAGTTATATGATCCGACTGGAAGATATAAAATGTCTTGATAAAAAAAAATAATTTATAAATATTCTTGCTATTTTTTTCTTATAATATATATAAAAGATTAAAATACATAAAAGATATGCTAAAAATGCCATATGAAAACATTTATCTAATAACATTAATAGGTTCATGTTAAAATATTGCATAAATAAAAATTAATAAATTTATTAATATATATTAAATTATGTAAAAAATAGCAAGAATATTTATAAATT